GTGCGGAAGACACCGCGGTTTTGCGCGGTGAGATACGAACACTAAAAAAATTCATCGACTTGCCGAAGACGGCAACTCGAGAAGTGGTGGTCGACCCGGAATAACGCCCGGTTGACCTTGGCAAAGAGGCCGCCTACGGGCGGTTTTTGTTTTTGGAGGCGTAACAGTGGAAGAAAACCTGTCGCAGGAACAACTGCAGGACCTTTGGAACGAAGAGGCCACGAAACTCGGCGCCGGCGATACGCCCGCCCCTGAGCAAGAGGCGTCTGCACCGCAGGCAAACGAGACTCAAGAGCCACAAGCTCAAGAGGCGTCGGCCCAAGGCCAAGAACCCGCAGAAGAACCGGCACCGGCTGATCCACTGGCTGGACTCCCCGAGGAAGTGAAGGCCGCACTAGGCAAGATCTCTCAACTGGAGCAGGCAAACGCCCAACTGCTGCACCACGTAAAGACCGCTGAGGGTCGCGTGGCAGCGATGCAGCGTGAATTCCAGCAGGCCCGTCAGGCCGCCACGCAAGTGGCTCCGCAAGATGCGCCATCGCAGGGACAAATGGCTGCCGCAGCCAAGAACCCAGAGAAGTGGGAGCAGCTCAAGCAGGATTTCCCCGAGTGGGCAGGCGCGATGGAAGAGTACGTCGCGGCCAAATTGGGAAGCGTCAAACCAGCAGCACCTGGCCTAGACCCGCAAGCGGTCGCAGCCTACGTGCAGCAACAGGTGTCGCAGACCAAGGCCGAAATGGCTCGCACCATCGAAGAGGCTCGGATCGAAGGCAAGTACGACGACTGGAAGAACACGGTCAATTCAACTGACTTTGTTCAATGGTTCACCGTGCAGTCGCCAGAGGTCCAGGCTTTAGCAAACAGCACCTCGGCGCGGGATGCCATTCGTATGTTGGACCTGTTCCACGATACGAAGAAGCGTTCAGCGACGGAAATTAGGCAAGAGCGCGGAGCACGTCTCGCTGCAGCCGCGACCGTTAGACCTGGTCAGACACCGCCGCCCAAAACCATGGACGACATGTCACCAGCAGAGCTTTGGAACTACGAAGCCGCACAGCGCGAGAAAACTCGAGCGCAGCGCGGGTTTTAACTATCTCTCTTTTTAAGGAATTAACATCATGTCTATTCAGAATTACGGCACCGTTGCCTCGCGGAACCTAATCCGTGCGGCCCAGGGCATGCTTGAGCACGCCCAACCCATCACCGTTCTCGGTGACTTCGGCACGCAGCGCGAAATGCCGCAGAACTCCACGGACACCCTGGTGTTCCGCCGGACTCTGCCTTTCGGCGCTTCGACGACCGGCACCTCGATCGAGGGCTCCAACCGCTACGTCGGTACGCCTGACATCACTGCTAGCAACTTCGTGCTTGCAGAAGGTGTGACCCCCAACGCCAACACGATCAGCTTCCAGGACGTGTCGGTTCAGCTCCAGCAGTACGGCATCCTGTTCAAGTACAGCTCGAAAGTCGAGCAGCTGTATGAGGACGACATCCCCGGCGAAATGGTCAAGCTCACTGGCGAGACCCTGGCCGAAGTGATGGAGATGGTTCGCTACGGCGTGCTGAAGGCTGGCTCCACGGTGATCTACACGAACGGCTCCAGCCGCTCGGCCGTTAACACCGCCATCAGCCTGAACGCCATCCGTAAGGCTGCCCGTACGCTCGAGTCCAACCGCTCCCGCCGCGTGACTTCCCGTCTCGCCCCTGGCGTGAACTTCGGTACTCGTGCTGTTCAGCCCGCCTACATCGTGTTCGTCCACACCGACGCCGTGTCCGACATTCGGAACCTGGCTGGCTTCACCCGTGTGGAAGAGTACGGCTCGTTCAAGCCCATCCACGATCGTGAGATCGGTGCATGCGAGGACTTCCGCTTCATCAGCTCCCCGCTGCTCAAGTCTTTTGCCGCCGCTGGTTCCAGCACGCTCAACGGCATGCTCTCTGTGGGCGCTGCCAACGTCGACGTGTACCCCTTCATCATCATCGGTGAAGACGCATGGGGCCAGGTTGCACTCAAGGGCATGTCCGCGATCAAGCCCATCGTGCTCAAGGCTTCCCAGACCAACCACGCTAACCCCCTGGGTCAGTTTGGTTACGTGGGTGCTTCGACCTGGTTTGCGACCGTCCGCCTCAACGACGCCTTCATGGCTCGTATCGAGGCTGGTGTGACCGCGCTTTAAACCAAAACGTCGGTAGATCTTAGGATCTACCGACACTTTGAAAGGATCACACTATGAGCGAAAGCATCAACTCCCGCATCAATCGTCTGGCCGACGGCATCGACCGCCAGGAGCTCGCGCCCCTGTTCGCGTCGGTTCTGGAAGATCTGACGGCATTGGCTACGCAGCTCAACCAGCTGCGCACTGACTACAACGCCAACGCCAACATCGGTACGGACACGACCGCGACTGCGGTAACCCTCAACACCAAAGCGTAAAGGAACCAAACCATGTCTTACAACATTGGCCAGATTAACAGCGGCTTTGTGTCGCTGTCCGCAGCGGGCGTCGCCGAAGGCACGAACGCCAACACCTACAAGACGACCAACACGCTGACCTACACCAGCAATGGCGTGTTCAAGTCCAAGGGTGCGACCGACAACGTGGCTTTCACGTCCGGCATCGGCACCGTTCCCCCCTCCAGCGCTGCGCTGTACGCTGTTTGGATTGACGGCTCGGGCAACCTCTCCAACACCCGCGGCCCTGTTGTTGCCGCTGGCGAGCCCTGCCCGGTCCCCACGCCTGGCGCTGCAAACCTCACCCTGGTCGGCCTGATCAAGGTCACGACCGACGGCTCGACCACGTTTACCCCGGGCTCCACCGACCTCAGCAATGCAGGCGTCACCGACGTCTACATGGACTGCATGGTCATGCCGGGTAGCGCGCAGTAATTGTTGCCATCTCTTTGGTCCCTCCCCAAGGAGTTTGAGGGGCGCTTCGGCGCCCCTCTTTTTTGGCACTTGTTTTTCAACCACCAGGAGTTTGTGAGATGGCAAAGAGTGAACCCGTAAAGGGCATTGAGATTACGGACGATGCGCCGGTCATTGAGACGGTTGCAGAGTCAAGAGATTTTTCCAAGCTCGCATCTGACGAGGCGTTCATGAATGAGCTGGTGACGGTGATGATTCATTCGACCACGGATGAGAACCAGGCGCCGCACGTCATCGTGAACTGCAACGGCACGAACCAGCCGATCATTCGCGGCGTGCCAACCAAGGTCAAGCGCAAGTACGTTGAGATCCTGGCCCGCATGAAGGAGACCAAGTACACGCAGGTCACGCCGAACCCGGCGGCCCCTGACGTCTCTGAGCTGCGCGCACGGCACGGCCTGGCGTACCCCTTCGACCTGGTCGATGACAGCAACCCCCGCGGCCGCGCATGGCTGCAGAACGTGTTGGCTGAGCCTGCCTAATGACGTACCTGGAGCTAGTCAACCGTGCCAGGGTGGAGTGCGGCGTCTCTGGCGCTCGCACTCTGCTGACCACGGTGCAGAACCTGTCTGGCGAATCCTTGCGGATGGCCAGCTGGGTCAACAGCGCCTGGGTCGACATTCAGACTTCCAAGGAAGACTGGCAATGGTTGCGGGCGCCGGTGGAGTTCAACACGGTTACGCAGCAGCAGACCTACACGCCGACACAAGCCAACGTGGGCAGCACGTTTGGCAACTGGAAGCGCGACAGCTTCCGGTGTTCGTCGGTCGGTCAGAACTACCGCGACGAGCAGCTGATGAATTACATGGAGTACACGACGTTCCGAAACCTGTACCAGTACGGGAACATGAGAACGACGTACGCCCGCCCCGTGGTCGTGACGATCGTGCCGGGCGTGGACAAGAGCCTGGGCTTCGGGTCGATCCCCGATCAGCCCTACGTCATCACGGGCGAGTACTACCAGCGCCCCCTGGACTTTGCGGCAGATGCGGATGAACCGGCGCTGCCTGCGCGATTTCACATGATCATCGTCTACCGGGCCATGATGTTCTACGGTGGATACGAGGCCGCGCCCGAGGTCTACCAGCGCGGCGAGACTGAGTTCAAGAGACTGATGAACCGTCTCGAGCTTGACCAGCTCACGGTTCCGGTGAGCGGGCCGCCCCTGGCATAGGAGGCCCGCGATGCCACTAAGGACCCCTCCGGTCAGCTATGACCTGATCCGCCTCTCCGGGGGTCTGGATCAGATCACCCCGACCCTGTCGCTGCCCCCAGGGGTGGCTCGACGGGCGGCGAACTTCGAGTGTTCGATTACCGGGGGCTACACCCGCATCGCCGGGTATGAGCGCTTTGATGGGCGGGCCAGCCCATCGGCGGCGCTGTACATCATCCTGGTCTGCAACATCACCGGCAGCCTGTCGGTGGGTGATTCAGTGACCGGGTCAAGTTCGGCCGCCGCGGGCAAGGTCATCGCGGTCAGTGGCAACAATGTCGTTCTGACCAGACTGGTCAGCGAGTTTGTTGCGGGCGAGTATCTCGTCGTCAGCAGCGTGAATGAGGCGCAGATCACGGTTGTGCAGGGCCCGTCTGCTGATGGCCTTGAAGATGCGACCTACAAGTCTCTGGCGGCCAACGATTACCGCAGCGACATCCAGGCGGTGCCCGGCACCGGGAGCATCCTGGGCGTGTCGCTATACAACGGCGTCGTGTACGCATGGCGTAACAACGCCAGCAACACCGCCGCAGACATGTACAAGTCGAGTTCCAGCGGTTGGGCGCAAGTCACGCTGGGGTTTGAGCTGAAGTTTGATGGCGGTACTGCGGCAATCAACGACAACGACGTGGTGACCGGCGCCACAAGCGGCGCATCTGGAACCGTCAAGCGCGTGGTGCTGGAGTCAGGAACTTGGGCAGGTGGCGACGCCGCTGGCCGACTAATTTTCGCCACGATCTCTGGCACGTTCTCCAATAACGAGAATTTGCGGGTCAGCGCAGTAACCAAGGCGGTCGCCGACGGCACGCAGGCCGCGACCACCCTGGCCAAGGACGGCCGGTTCCAGACCGTGATTGCCAACTTTGGCGGCGGCACGGCCAACTACAAGATGTACGGCTGCGATGGCAAGAATCGCGCCTTCGAGTTTGATGGGACCACTTTCGTGCCGATCAAGACCGGCATGGCGGTGGACACCCCCGACCACATTGCGTTTCACAAGCAGCATCTGTTTCTGAGTTTCGGCGCCTCGCTGCAGTTCTCTGCCCTGGGCGATCCGTACCAGTGGACCCCGCTGCTGGGGGCGGGCGAGCTGGCCATGAACGCGCCGATCACGAATTTGCTGGTGCTGCCTGGCGATCAGTCAAGCGGCGCCTTGGCGGTCTACACGCGCACCGACACCTCGGTGTTGTACGGGACGAGCTCCGGCAACTTCCAGCTCTCCACGTTTAACACCGGCACGGGCGCCCTGGCATACACGGCCCAGAACATGGACCAGGCCTACGTGCTGGATGACCGCGGGATCATGAGCCTGGGCACGTCTCTGAACTTCGGCAACTTCTTGCCGGCGTCACTGACGATGAACATCCGGCCGTTTGTAGAGCAGCGTCTCACCCTGGCCTGCGCCAGCCTGGTCAACCGAATCAAGGGCCAGTACCGGGTGTTCTTCAACGACGGCACGGCGGTCTTTCTGACCGTGCTCAACGGCAAGGTCCTGGGCTCGATGCCAGTGCAGCTGGCTAACCCGGCGCTATGCACGGTCGAGGGCGAGGCAACAAACGGCACGGCCATTTCGTTCTTCGGATCGAACAATGGCTACGTGTACCAGATGGATGTCGGGACGAGCTTTGATGGCACGCCGATCGCGGCCAACTTAAACCTCGTCTACAACAGCACGAAGTCGCCGCGGGTGCTCAAGCGCTACCGCAAGGCCAGCGTGGAGCTGACCGGTGACTCCTACGCCGAAATCGCCTTTGGCTACGACCTGGCCTACCGATCTACGGCGCTGGAACAAGCAGCAGATTTGACGTACCAGAACGACCTGCGTTCTGCGTACTGGGACAGCATGACCTGGGACAACTTTGTTTGGGATGGATCTGACATTTCGCCGTCGGAAGTAGAGGTGCAAGGAACCGCTGAGAACATGGCCATTCGGATTTCGTCAGTCTCTGCGCTGTTTCAGCCATTCACCGTCAACAGCATTGTTGTCCATTACACGCCGCGCAGAGGACTCCGATGAGCAACAGCTATTACACGCACACCACCTACCCAACGCCAAACTCGCCGGGCTCTTCTGCGCAGCTGCGGGCCGAGCTGGAGCTGATCACCGACGGCTTTGACAAGCTGCCGGTTTTGACCGGCAATGGCAATAAGATCATCACCGTTAACTCTGGCGGCACGGCGCTGGTTGCGGCCAGTTCGGTCAGCGGCATCGCCATTACCGGTGGGTCAATCAACAACACCCCGATCGGTGCAGTCACCCCGGCTGCAGGCAGCTTCACCACCCTGACAGTCTCCAGCACGGCCAACCTCGGCTCTGCGGTCGTCATCGCCGGTGGCACGATCAACGCCACGCCCATCGGCGGCACCACCCCATCCACCGGCGCATTCACAACCGTCAGCGCCTCGAGCGGCTTTACCGGCGCCTTGACCGGCAACGTGACGGGTAACGTCACGGGTAACGTCACGGGTAACGTCACGGGCAATCTGACCGGCAACGTGACTGCCGCAAGCGGCACCTCGGCGTTCAACAACGTGACTATTTCCGGCTCCTTAGACATGGACGCCGGCACCAGCAACACCATTATCAATCTGGCCACGCCGGTGAACTCCGGCGATGCGGCGCCCAAGGGCTACGTCGATACTCAAGACGGGCTGCGCCTGGCGCTTGCCGGCGGCACCATGTCCGGTGCGATTGCCATGGGCACCAACAAGATTACCGGCTTAGGTGATCCGACTAACAACCAAGACGCGGCGACCAAGACCTACGTCGACACCGGCCTGGCGCTCAAGCTCAATCTGTCTGGTGGCACGATGTCCGGCGCCATCGCCATGGGATCGAACAAGATCACCGGCCTGGGCACTCCCACAGCAACAACCGACGCAGCGACCAAGGGTTACGCCGACACCGGCCTGGCGCTCAAATTAGACCTGGCAGGCGGCACGATGTCTGGTGCCATTGCCATGGGCACCAACAAGATCACCGGTCTGGGCAACCCGACCGCGGACCAGGACGCAGCCACCAAGATCTACGTTGATAACAGTGTGCAGGGCCTGGATGCTAAGGCCTCAGTCCGGGCAGCAACGACAGCCAACATCACGCTGTCGGGCACCCAGACGATTGACGGCGTGGCGCTGGTGGCCGGCAACCGGGTTCTGGTCAAGGACCAGAGCACAGCCTCGCAGAACGGTATCTACGAGGTGGCTGCAGGCAGTTGGACCAGGACGGCCGACACCAACACCTGGGACGAGCTGGTCCACGCGTTTGTGTTCGTGGAGTCCGGCACGGCCAACGCCAGTAACGGCTATGTCTGCACGGTCCAGGCGGGCGGCACGCTGGGCACGACGGCAGTCACCTGGGTGCAGTTCTCAGGCGCCGGCCAAATCACCGCGGGTACGGGCCTTACCAAAACCGGCAACACCCTCAACGTCAATACGGCCTCGGCCTCGCGCATCGTCGTGGGTGCGGACGAGATCGACCTGGCCCAGACGGGCGTATCGGCCGGCACCTACAAGTCAGTCACGGTGGATCTGTATGGCCGCATCACGGCGGGCACGAATCCCACCACCCTGGCCGGATACGGCATCACCGATGCCTACACCACGACCCAGGTCGACAACGCCCTAGCGCTCAAGCTAAACCTGTCTGGCGGCACCATGAGTGGTGCTATCGCCATGGGCACGAACAAGATCACCGGTCTTGGCGATCCCACTAACGCCCAGGATGGCGCGACTAAGAACTATGTCGACACCGGGCTAAACGCCAAGCTCAATCTGTCCGGCGGCACCATGAGCGGTGCTATCGCCATGGGCACGAACAAGATAACGGGACTTGACGACCCCACGAACGCGCAGGACGCGGCTACTCGCAATTACGTCGATACCGGGCTGGGCGGCAAGTTAAGCCTGACTGGCGGCACGATGAGTGGCGCTATCGCCATGGGCACCAACAAGATCACCGGCATGGGTGATCCGACTAGCAACCAGGATGCCGCGACCAAGTTCTATGTCGACAGCATTCTTGGCAGCGCCACGAGTGCTGCGGCGTCTGCGTCTGCTGCGGCGGTTAGCGAGAGCAATGCGGCTAACAGTGCAAGCGCAGCCCTTGGCTACTCAAACACCGCCCAGACTGCGGCGAATAACGCGGCTGCGTCGTACGACTCTTTTGACGACCGCTACCTGGGCAGCAAGTCTTCCGACCCCACGGTAGACAACGACGGCAACGCCCTGCTGGTCGGGGCGCTGTACTGGAACAACGTCTCGAACGTCATGAAGGTCTACGACGGGGCGGCATGGGTTGCGGCCTATCTGCCAGCTGGCGGCTACCTGGCCTTATCTGGCGGCACGATGACCGGCAACATCACGTTTGCCGGCGGCCAGACCTTCTCCACTTCTCAGCTCAGCGGCCAGGTGTCTGTGGCCAATGGCGGCACGGGGGCCAACACTGAATCTGGCGCCAGGACGAACCTGGGCGCGACCACTGTCGGCTCGAATCTTTTCACCCTGACCAATCCTTCTGCGATTCGATTCCTGCGGCTTAACGCCGATAACTCTGTCTCTACGCTGTCAGATTCAGATTTCCGCACAGCGATCGGGGTAGGTACAGGAACCGGTACAGTCACGTCTGTCGGCATGACTGTGCCGACTGGACTTACTGTAAGCGGCTCGCCGGTAACGTCATCTGGAACATTGGCGGTCACGTTCACGGCCGGCTATTCGATTCCAACGACAACCAGCCAGACGAACTGGGACACGGCTTACACCGACCGACTGAAGTGGGACGGCGGCTCGACGGGGCTGAACGCTTCGACCGGCCGCACAAGCCTGGGCGCAACGACGATTGGCTCGAACCTCTTCACGCTGACCAACCCGTCTGCGATCCGGT